GTGTGGTAAATCAAGAGTTCTTTTAGTTCTCGCTCGTACTCTTGAAGTTGTCTGACGCGCATCACATTTTCAAATGCCTGCATGTCGACAGACTTCGTCTTTATTACCTTGCCTTCAATGTCCTGGCCTGCTTTGCAGACTGCTTCTTGCGCTTCAAAAAACTTGCCAAGTCCATGAGTAATTTCGCTGGCTATGGACCCAACATCCTTACCTACAGCCTTGGCATCTTTATATAAATTGACGGCGGCTTTGACCCCAGCCACGGCGGCTTGTGCAGTTGCAAACGCTGTGATTGGGTCCATACATCTTTAATCTTTATCTTCTTTGTGCTCAAGTTTTTTAAAGATCAAGCCAAGCGTGCTATCAATCTTGTTGAAGCCATCTTTCATGTCTTGCTTTATGTCACGAATGGCTTCTTTGAAATCATCTTTGCGCACATAAACCTCGGGCAGGTCGCGCTCGATTTGACGAATGTCAGTCTTCAGGTCTTTGATTGCGTCCCAAATCACCTTGAGCACCCACCCTCCTAAAAAACCGCAAACACCCACCACCCAGTTGAACAGCGTCTGGTCCATCTCATCATCCTTTTTTTTATGGCTGTTCGTCAGGGACCGCGTCCCAGGCTTGAGTTGATTCATTCCATGCATAGTTGCCACCGTCATTTGGCATAGCAACCGGCGCGTCCCACAAGCAAGTTTGCTCATTGAGCACCCATGATGCGTATGGCTTTGGCGGCATGAATGCATCACGCGTCGCGTCGTACAAGTAGCCAATGCCAGCGTAGTTCTTGCGCAGTGGCGTGCCACCGTTTGCATGAACGCCACCACGGGTGTTGTATGAGGTCTGAATCCATTGACCAGGACTCGAGTCCACAAAGGTGTCAAAGAATTCTGGCTCGGCGACGATAACTTGCTCGACGATACCGTTGTTTACTTTTGCAAAATGTGCCATGTGTTTCTCCTAATTAAAGTGCGTATCGAACGATAACGATTCCAGATCCACCAGGACCACCAGCACGGCTTCCGCCTGCATATCCTGGTCCCACATTGGTGTTGCCGCCGCCACCACTTCCTGTGTTTGTCGATCCGGCAGTTGGCGCAACCGATTGGTCACCACCATTACCACCGCCACCAGCGCCACCTGAATTTATGCCGCTTATTGCGCTATCGTATCCTCCGCCTCCGCCACCAGCGTAATAACCGCTTGCTCCAGTTGATGTTGCAGACGCCCAAGTTGAATCTGTATTTTTACCAACGCCTCCAACACCAGCACCAGGAGTAGTACCTGGGCTACCACCAGCCGCACCGGCTCCACCACCACCGCCTTCGTATGCAGTATTAGTTGAACTACCACCCGAGTTTCCTTGGCCAGAAGTTCCAGCGGCACCTGCATATGTTCGAGATCCGCCGCCTCCAGATCCACCACTAGCGGGTACGAATGTTGGAGAGTTTGGGGTGGCTGATCCACCATGCCCACCACCTATTGCAGTGTTTCCATTAAAAGAAGAATTGTTTCCGCTTGTCGCCGCTTGAACGGCATTTATGCCACCATTACCACCACCGCCAACAGTTGTGGTGTATGTGCCTGTAGTAAGGCTCAAGCCAGTTACTTTTAAATAACCGCCAGCCCCGCCGCCACCACCACCGTCAGCGCCGCCGCCACCACCACCGGCAATAATTAAAGCCTCGGCAGTTAAAGACAATCCAGATGGAATTACAAGTGAAGATGATGATGTGAAAGTGTGATAACGGTATCCGCCTGATGTCACAATTGTTCCACCAGTTGGCAAAGCAATTACAGTTTTATTAACTGAATTGCTTGAAGGTGTTCCATCTTGATTAAGAATTGACACTGCAATTGTGTCACCAACAGTTTGGCCATAAACAGCCGCAGGTACTGCAACAGTTGCAGATCCAGCAGTTACAGTGACGCTTGCTACATCAGCAACAGTTGATCCACTTTCAGAAAAACGGACAGTAATTAGGTCTGTTGCGTTTGTAACTGATAGCGTTAAGTTTGATGCCAATCCTGCGTAAATTGTCCCTGTCACACTATTGACGGTCGGAATCAGGTTTGTGCTAATCCATGTTGATCCGTTATAAAACTCAATTGAGCCAGTCTCTGTGTTGTACCGCTGTGATCCAGTAACCGCAGTCGCAGGTCGCGATGCTGTGTCACCGGCTGGCAGAGTCAATGCATCACTGATTCGTGACGCGTCTGCAAATTTTCGTGCTTTGCTCATATCGATTCCTTATGCCGTGAATGTGCCGGACGATGTGAAGGTGTGGATCGTGTAGCCGCCGGATGATGTGACTGTGCCGCCAGTGCCGCGCTGTGCGCCTGCGTAGCGAACAATCACAATTCCAGAACCTCCAGATCCTGATGGACCTGTGTGAGTTGTGTCGCCAGCGCCACCGCCTCCACCTGTATTTGCTCCAGCAGAACCACTATTTGCGCCAGTTGATCCGCTTGCTCCAGCAGATCCTGAATTTCTTCCGGCTCCGCCTGTACCAGCGGTACCTGTTTGTGTAGATCCTCCACCGCCTCCTCCAAGACCACCGTTACCACCACCATTGCCAGATGTAAATCCGCCACCGCCACCGCCACCAGCGTAATAGTAGTTGTTGCCATCAATATTTGATTGGACACCAACACCTCCAGCGCCAGCCCTTGCAAATTGATTTGCTGGCGATTCTCCTACCGCGCCAGCACCACCCCCACCACCGCCTGGGTAGTTTGTTGAGCCGCCACCAGCATTTCCGCCAGCGTAACCTTGTCCAGTTGTTCCAGCGCCACCCAATCCATTGTCGGCACCACCTCCGCCACCAGATCCACCAGACGGCGCAGTGCCACCAGTTGATGATCTATAACCGTGACCGCCACCACCACCAACAGAAGTTACGGCCCCAAAAGAAGAATTGTTTCCGTTGTTTCCTGTTGCGCCAGAAGTTGATGTTCCAGAACCACCAGCACCAATTGTTACTGTGTATGCATTTCCACGAACAACATTTAGTTTGCTTTCCGCAGATGAGCCTCCTCCAGATAACTCGCCAGTAACTGAAGATCTATATCCACCGGCGCCACCACCTGCCGCGCCATGAGATGCTCCCATACCTCCAGAACCTCCACCAGCGACAACAATGTATTCAACATCATATGTTCTGTCAGCAAAAGCAGTCCATTTTGACATTGCAGAGTCATACCATTCTGGCTCACCGGTTGTTGTATTCATCCGGTACATACCAACCGCAGGAGTTCCTGGGCGCTGTAATGTTGTTCCAACTGGCATCATCATGTAGCCAGTGCTTGTATTTGCTTGATCAGAAATTTCTGTTGGTGTGATGTCTGCAAAAGTGTTGTCGCCACGCAATGCGGTCGCGGAACTACGCGTTCCGGTTGCGCTCAGTTTGCTGATGTTGACAGTGCTATCAACTAAACCAGAGCCATTAAACGCGGCCACATTAAATGTGCCAAACGCAACAATGTTGAGTTCGTCGTTTAGTGCGGCACCAGAGGCCAGCACAATGCTTGTACCACTTGATGCAGTAAAGTCTGTGCTGTCAAGGCGGACACCGTTCAGATAAATGTCAGCAAAGCCAGCGTCATAAGTTAGCGTGTTGCCATTGCTGTCTGTGCCTGTGAAAGTCGTTTGGCCAGCAGTTGCAATGTATCGATAGCGTTGGCTTGTTCCGTTGACGCTTGAACCAGCAGGAACCCAGCCGGTGCTTGCACGCACAAACATTGCATTACTTGTGCTGTTGAAATATAAGTCACCAACTTGTAGCGCACTGCCATTATTGCGAAGTGTAGGGGCTGTTGCCTTTGCGCCCTGGTAAGTGTCTGCATAGTCGTTGATGTTTGTGACATTGGCGGCAACAGTTGGTATGTCAGATGCAACAGTGGCCACAGAAGTTACATCAGCAGAAATTCCTGCAACAGTTGTCACATTAGCCGCAACGCCAGCAACCGTGGTCACATTGGCGGCAATGCCAGCAACAGTTGTGACATTGGCGCTCACACCTGCAACGGTAGTTACATTGGGCGCAATACCGGCAACAGTGTTTACATTACCTGCAACTCCTGCAACAGTCGACACATCGGCAATGTTTGTACCTACCGTGTTGACATTTGCAATGTTGTTTGCAACTGTATCAATTTCACTAGTAGGCTCGTTCAAGTCATTGGCAACAGTCGTGATTGCGGCGATGTTGGTTGCGGCAGTATTGATGTTGGTCGAGTTTGTTGCAACAGCATTGATGTTGGTGCTGTTACCAGCCACAGCATTGATGTTTGTTGAGTTCCCTGCAACAGAGTTCACATTCGCAATGTTGGTTGCGGTTGTGTTCACATTGGCAATGTTGGTTGCCACAGTGGTGATGTTTGCGTTGTTGCCTGCGGCAGTGTTTACGCTGGCAATGTTGGTGCCAACGGTATTCACATTTGCAATGTTTGTAGCCACGGTATCGATCTCAGAGACAGGCTCATTGAGGTCGTTGGCCACGGTAGTCACTGCGGCAATGTCAGTAGCAACAGTCGCCACGCTGGCGCTATTGGTGGCCACGGTCGTGACATTGGCAGATATGCCAGCCACGGTCGTCACATTGGCTTGGATACCGGCCACAGTGTTGACGCTGGCGATGTTCGTACCGACGGTGTTTACATTGGTGATGTTGGTTGCAACAGTCTCAATCTCTGACACTGGTTCATTCAGGTCAGCCGCAACAGTGTTCACCGCCGCAATGTCAGTGGCCACAGTGGTCACATTTGCAGACACACCAGCAACGGTATTCACATTGCTGATGTTGCCTGCAACGATGTTCACATTAGCGATATCGTCGCCCACATCATTGACATTGGCGATATTGGTTGCAACGGTGTCGATGTTGTCTGCGCTGTCAGCCAGGCGCACGATGTCGGCCACAAGGGACGCGGCATCAGCAGAACTTGTGATTGGCAACAGGGCCGCACGGTCGACTGCTTCTTGCAACTGCTGGATCTGGATCGTTGCACGGTCCAGCGCGTCAGTGATCACCTCAGGGTAAAAGCCACCCTGGTTGGTCAAATCGGTCGGCTGAAGGTTTTCAATATCCGATGTAATAACAAGGTTGAAGCCAGCCGCCAAAGCGCCAGCAGTCAGCGTGATTGTGCCGCCTGGGTTTGAGTTTTGGTCTTCGTTAACTACGGCAGTGAAGTTTGTGCCGAGCGTCAGCACCGTTTCCACATTGGTGGCGACGGTGAGTCTCACGACTTCCAGGTCAGACGCCTGGAAGACCTTGAATGTATAAGGGAAAGTTGCGGCTGTTCCGTTACCAATGAACGGACCGGCTTTCCGGCTATTTGAACTTATGGTCATGGACGGAACTCCTGGACGATTGTGAAGAGACTAAGCATTGTGGATGTGGATACGGGTACCTTACTGTCTTGACGATTCGCTTGCTTTGCCTGTTGCCAGGCCGCGAATGTAGTCAACATCAGAGGTGGGTTTAATCTTTCCGCGCTCGACATCGATGGCATAACCAATCGGTCTGCCAAGCACGGTGACAGGGATGCCGGTAGCCAAACTGATCATCGTCAAGATGTCGCGAACATTCTTGCCGGTGACCTCTTTGTCAGGGTCGGCGATGTTGATGCCAGCCTTTACCACGCCAACCGTCGCGCCCTCGAGCGTTGAGACAGATGGGCTGGTGGTCATGCGGTCATCGTATGGCTTATTGTTGAATGCATTAAAGGGAACGGTTGCGGCAGTACCAAACGGCACCAGGGCTACAGCACCACGCAATTGAGAACCGAAGAACCAGGACATGAAGACATCCATGTAGCCGTCGTCATCATCGTCGTCCCAACCGCCGCCAAGCGAACGAACGATTGCGTCAGCGGCCAGCATTGGCAAACCAAACCCAAGCAGGTAAGTCATGAACAGTTTGCCTTTGTTGCCACGCCATCCAAGGTCACGGAAGATCTTGATGTATTCGTTGGCATTCAGGTTGGCGATCATGTTGAAGTAGCCAGAGAACTGAATCAGCGTCTTGTAGAACGGAGATCCAACCTCAAACGCGGACAAGTCTTCAGGCTGTAGGCTGGACTGCGTCATGCGCACTGCGGCGTCTGCACGCTTGATTGCCTCTTTGCTTGCGGCCTCTTCACCCACATCGACGCCAAGTTCTGCGACAGTCTGGTTATACGATCCGACCCAGGTCACCACATCGACAAAGTTCTGGAAAGCCTGTTGCAAAAAGTAGCCGTGCTTGTTGGACCACTTTTGGATCTTGTCAAACTTGGTCGGATTGATCAGCAGGTCGTTCATCATGTCCTGCACTTCAACCATTTGATTGCTCATGCGGTCAGCCATGAATGGCGACAACTCAGCAACAAACTCAGCCTGTGCAGTCGGACTCTTCATGTAATCAGCCAAAGCAGATTTCATGTATTTGCCTTCAACTTTAAGCAGTGCAGGGAAAAAGCCAGTCACCTGTTGCAATGCGTTGGTGATGTTGGCAAACATGATGCCAATACCAGTGCGATTGCGAACAGCACGCCAGAAGTTGTCGACGCTTCTGTTCATGCCTACTTCGCTCGTGATCTGGCGGGCAGAACGGTTAAGCCAAGGGATCAGCATGTCTTCGATCACGGTTGGATCGATGCGGGTAATCGTATCTGCAAAGTCGCGCTTGCGTAGGATCTTGAGCGTGTCGCGAATTGTTGGCTGGACTCGAGCAAAGCGGATCACATCATCGATGTGCTTGGCCATCACGCGGATGTCAAGCGACAACGGCTTGTTGTATTCAACACGAGCCTTTGTAAATCCCGCGCCAGTGCTTGGCATTGATTGACGGAAGTCGCTCTCGAGTTGTTCCATCTTTGCCTGGCGCTGGGCGTCGCGAACTATGAACGGGTCAGTTTTTGCCGGGACATATCCGCCACGGTATGTGCCAAACGGCGTAACCACCGGGCGAGCCTCGACTTCTTTGAAGTAGTAGCCGAAGATTTCGCGATGCGCCTCTTGCGCCATAGGCTTGAGTTCTTCATTTAGATCCCATACGGATTGCACAAAATCAAAGTCGGCTTTAGTCAGCACGCCTTCGTCAATCATGCGGTTCATGAAAGTATTCCAGCGCGAGGTGTCGACAGATCCGTCCTCGTTAATCTGTCCCCAGCCACGACCAGCAAGCAACTTTTTCATGTTGCTGTCGTTACCAATGTGCATCAATGCGCCAAGAATCTCAGCCTTACCAATGCCACCGTTTTCGTTTCCAAAGGTGTAGTTCAGTTCTGGCGCGTTGATTTTTTGCACAGGCAGATCCAGTTTGCTGATCATGTCGACATAGTCTTTGACATAGCGGTTGCGATCAACGCGGTACTGGTCAAGAGCGGCACGCAATGGACGCCAGATGTAGTTGGTAAATGGACCAGGGCCACCAGGGCCGTCGGTTGCATCAGCCCAGTGTTCGACCTTGCGGGTCAATGCCTTGGCGTTGTATAGGGCACGGATGGCTTTTTCTTTCTTGCCTGGCGCCATGCGTTCACCGGCCACTTCGGCAGGCACACCAATCTCTTCCAAGCGTTTATTGAGGTCTTCAATGATTGAGTTCAAAGCCACAGCCTTGCCTTCGATCATGACTTCGTTTTCTCGCTTGGATTGGAACCACAACGCGTCAACGATTTCCTTCATCGTGCGGAATTCGTTGAGTGTGAGTTTCTTGTAATTGCGTGGGCCAGCAGTAGCCTCGAGCAGGATTGGCTCGATGTCAGCGTACAAGTCTGGGTTGTATGCCTT